CCTACTGAAACTTGAACTTCGTCACACTTGGCTTTCAAGCTTTCTAATTTTCCGGCATTCGCTTCGGCATAGGCGGCGGCTTGCCCAGAGATCTCGGCATTAAGTTGTGACATGGCTTTCTTGAACGCATCTGCAGGCTTGAGGGTTTTGTCTAATTTGATACCGAACTCGGCGAGACCTTTCGCGGTACCCGCGGAGGCTCGAGCAAGTTTCGTCGCTGCATCGGAAAGACTGATCTGCTTATAGCGGGCAACGTCCGCAGCTTGTCCCATGAGGCTTTGAGCCTTATCAAGGGAGTGCGTAACCGTGACAAGGTTTGCAAGTGCTTGGGCAGAATCGGCTCCCGTGAATCCCAGGTTTGCCATCTGCTCATTAGTTTTTTTAATTGCTTCGCCACCAAGAGCAGCAGATTGCCCGATGTTCTTAAGTGCTACACCGAGTTTTGCGTTAGCGGCTTCCATCTTGACGGCAGCCTCGACAGACTTTCGGGCGAACTCCTCGATCCCTCCCGCAAGGGCTAAGCCTGCGATGCTTTTCGCGAAGTTTTTGGCTTTACTTTCAAGATGACCGAGTCCCTTTTCGGCTTTCTTGAGGGCATTGTCTTTGAGGACGAAAACGACCGGGATCTTTGCTTGAGTGTTACGCATTTGTCAGCCAAGTGTGATCGGATGCCATGCGTTGGTTAAACTCGTGGACGGTGTCCTCAATGGCGGTGTGGATCTCATGGACAACGATGGGGCGATCTTTGATGAGTGCCCGCACGATCATTTTGTGTTTCGTCGGTGCGAGACCAGACCAGGAAGCGATTCGGCGTATGAAAAACTTACCTTGTGGGGTGTTGCCTTGAGATTTGGTTCCGGCAGACTCGAAGATCACACCCGCAGCGGTCTTGTCGAGGATCGCGTATGAAGTCATTAGTCCCTCAGATGTGCGTCGTGTGCCACCGGCTCGAGTCTTTGTGATGCCTCGGGAGATTTCATTTCGGTCGAAGGCTTTACTTGCCCAGAGACCTGCGCCTTGCCCGGGTTGTGCCCAATTCCTTAGAGGACTGATCTCTGGAATGAACCCTCGAGCGTCATCGACGACCACTTGGAGCGCCCGGTTGATGCGCTTGTTCATCGCCTTATTTAAGTCAGGAGCAAGACGTCGGACGGCTTTCAGAGTTGAAGTAAAACTCACTACATCATCCACGTTTCTTGCTCCTTTCCTGTAATACGGCGATGAGAGCGCGAACCATCATCGGATCCTCAGCTAGTAGCGACGAAGGTGTCACTCCTAGTTCCACTGCGAGCCACGCCACCGAGAAGGTTGTCGTGTCTCGCGTTAGCCATTTGGGTCGTCGACCAATACGTCAACTTGTTTGAGAGTTTCCAAGAATCCATCGGAGTCAAAAGGTTTAACGACCTCTCCTGATCTCCGGATGCATTCCCACGCCAGCCAATAAATATCGGTTGCTTTCTTAATTTCACCGAACCCTTGCTTTGCCCATTTCTCGTAGGAAACCTCGATGATGGGAGTGATGGGGAAGATTTGCTCCTCCCCATCCGCCCGGGTGACTTTGATCTTTGCCATGTTCGTCCCTTTCGTTTATCAGGTGGTAGTGATTACTACGCCCGTTCCGGTAGTAGCTGCGGCTGATACTTGCCACGTCACGGATTGTTCTCCGAGTGCGCCGACGTCTCCAGCAATAGGAGTGATCGCGTCAACGAATACCGTGAAGGTGTATTTCGGATTGGTTGCGCTGATCGCTGCCGTCTTGTCTTGTTGCAGGGTGATGACGGTGGTCGTTCCAGCGAGTGGGTTTAAGGTTTGTAGAACGCTGCCGGTGGCGGTGTCATTGTTGAAAGTAAGAGTGACATCTCCGGATTGGAGTCCTCCGATGTATGCGTGTGCAAGTTGACCCATTGAGGTTACTTCGATGGCATCGAACTTGTAGTTCAATGTTGCCGATTTCACATGGTCACTCAAGTTGATTGCGTTGACGGTGACTCCGACGTTTTGGTTGAAGAAAATTGCCATGGCTACTCTGCTTCCTTTGCATTCTTGGTGGTGGATGTTGTGATCGCTCCGGCAGCGATAAGAGCCTCGACGTTTAAACCTTCGAGGTCTTTCTCGTTTAAAGTCGCGCCACGGGTTTTCCCGCAGACTTCATGGTCAACGGCAACGGTGTAGGTCATGTTTGGCTCCAGGATGTGAGAAGTTCGATCGAGACATCTGACGTGAGCAGATCCCCGGTCGGAATGGATAGGATCTTGGGCTGACTCACACTCGAGATGTTGATGTAGGTGTGGTCAATTTTCGGGACGAGCGCGAGAATGAAGTCCTCGATGAGACCGAGGTTGCCTTGGTTGTCAAGTAACGGGACGCAGATGTGCAGCTTGAATCGTGCCGTCAGATACAAGCTCGTCGTGTTGTTGTTGATCTCCACATAGGGTTCGTCTGGTGTGATCGAGATCGAGTTAGCGGTCGGTGTGGGTGGGGGATAGGCATACACCGTCCAGACGCCGGGGTTTGCGATCATGTCTGCGAGTTGTTGACGAAGGGTGGCGAATGACATCAGCCCACCATCGAAGCGGGAGACATGTAGGGCGCAAGGAGTCCAGAGATCCGCGACATGAGTGAGCGACCCATTTTGTAGGGCGTGGGTGTCCCGAAGTCGACAGATGATGCACCGTTTCCACCGGCGACGGTTCGGGCTTGCCAGATGTCAACGGCGAGCATGAGTGCCGCGTTGTTTATTGCGGGGGTCGATGCGTAGGCGGTGTTGTATTCCGCACCGACGCATTTGCCGTAGGGACGAATCAGGTGGAAAACGTCGTCGGCGTGAGTGTAGGCGAATTGAAGGTAAGAGATCCCGGGATTGTTATTACCCCACCCGGTATACATGAGACCAAGGTTGTAGGGATACCAAGTCACCGGGAAACCTGTTGCATAAGGTACGACTCCGGTGATGGTTCTGACACCGTCATAAATCCCGGCGTTTGAGATCGTCACACTTTGACCGATGTTGAATGCAGGGTTCGAGGCGATCGCGATGGTTGCGATGTTGTCTTGCAGAGCCGCTGCGACGATGGGGACGAAGTTGTGCCAGAGCATTTTGTCGATGAGGTCTTGGGATGTTTGACATACGCTTTCGAGATCAGCGTCCGAATAGAGCGACCCGATACCGAGTGCGGTGCGTAGCTGCGCGACGGTGACGAAATTTGCTGTCATGTTTCCCTCCTCTCATGTTTAGGGCTGATCCCCCCCACCCCAGGGACGGCGTGGGTGAGGGGGTCAGCGACTTATTACGCCAACTTGAATCGGCGAATACCACCGGCGATAGTGACGATGGGGCAGAGGTAGCCGTAGAGCATGATCTGGATTTCGCCAGAGGACACGATGTTCGTCGAGAGACGAAGCTGTGGTGACTCGAAGATCTCGATGGCATCTGGATCGATGATAAAAGCACTCTCATTGATCGTCGTTTGGACGACGTTGCTATCGATAAACAAGTCAAGCCCAAGCACGTTTCCTTTAAGACTTGTGGGCTTTGCATCACCGGCAGCGTTCATGGTGAGATTTTGGGCGTTATAGATCGGTCTCCCGGTGGTATCTGTCGCGCCGAGGAGCAACCCCCATTGGCTTACACCCGCCAAGTAATTCTGCGCGAGTGAATTACCCATGGCAACGTATGTCGCGGGCGATTCCGTTGAAACGTAGGAGATGATCCCTGCGCTGGTTGCGGCAACTGCGGTGGCTTGTGTACCACCTGCGGTAAGAGCTGCGACGATTGCCGCGTCTGTTGCCTTGGCGTATGCCTTGGAAAGGTTAGCCATCATCACATCAAAGAACGCTGGATCGGAACGCTCGCCGATTTCCACGGAATAGGTTTGCTGTCCGGCGTACTTGGTGACGTTCCCGGTGATGTATGAGGAGACGATCCCGGTGTTCGATGGTGTACCGGCTTCCGCGGTGCTTGCCACGGTGCTGTTCGTGGTGATCTTAGGGATGGAAATAACCATTCCAGAGTTCATCATCGCGCGAGTTCCACCGGATGCTTCTACTGCTGGACGCAAGTAGGTGTCCGTAGAAACAACTTGTGACAAGTATTGCACCGGAGTAAATGCAGGGTTCGTGGAAAATGAATCGTTTGCAGCTTCGATGCGTTGTGCTTTTGCATCTGCAGCGCGAACGTATTGGATGGAGTCCTCGTTGCCGAGGGTTGCGCGGATCGAATGCTGTGCATAGGAGCCGGGGCTGACGATGGGTGAACGGATCTCCGTGTATGCGACGGGGATGTGTTTGCGTGAGGCTTCCACTTCTGGCTCGACCTCGGGGGCTTGCTCCGACATGGGAGCCTCGCTTTCTTCTGGGGTTGGGGTTTCTTCTGGTGTGGGTTCTTCTTCTGGTGGTACTTCCGATGCCGCGACCGAGTGAACGGTGGCGTTCTCGAAGGCTTGGCTCTCCACGAGTGAGACTTCGCGGAGAGAACATTGGGTGACGTAGAGGACGCCGTCGCGAGGTTCCGCGGCTTTCACATCGACTCCGACGGAAAGTCCGTCACGCATCCCGGATGATGCTTCAACGAGTGAATCTGTGCCGCGTGTGGTCTCGACGACCTTGAAGGTTGCCTGGATACCTTTTTCAGTCACGATGGCGTCTTGAAGTTGTCCGATCGGTTTAAGTCGATCGTGTTCAAGTAAGAGTTTGATTTTTGCTCCGGCTTTGATGTTGATTGAACCCGGCTCGAATACAACTTTTCCGACGGATGTGTTTCCTACTTCACCGAAGGGAACGATTTGCCCGGAAATCACACGGCGACCCGTGTCGGCTGCGGTAATGAGAGAAGTAAAAGTGAATTGCATTAGATTTCCTCCACGTTAGTTCCCTCGCTTGGCGCGAGATCTTCCATAACTTGTGCTTGTTGCACCGAGATCAGTCCGAGTTGAAGCATCTTTTCTATGACCGTGAGACGAGTCATCGCATCCGAACGCAGAAACGCCTCGTTAATCTCAAACTTCACATACTGTCCTCGAGGAGTGAGATCCTCCATCGAAAGACGATCCTCGACACAGGTGATGTAATTCATCAAGCACATATCGACGAAGTCACGTCGGCGGTCTTGAATATTTTGATAAGTGTTTGACCGAATGATTTGGGCGTCAATCATGTCGCCGGGAATATTGCAAAGCCGAGCGATCTCGAGCGCCATGTATTGACGCGCTTTGTCGTAACCAAGTTCTTCGCTCGAAAATTGTGTGGCTTGAAATTCCAGATTTGCGGAAAGGTAAGCGGTCGCACGATTGCTCCTGGCATTACGCCAAGACGAAAGCAGTCCGGTGATCTGATCCTCCGGTAGATCGGCTCCCTTGTTTAAGATAATTCCCGAAGGCATCGGGGTCTGCGCAAGGGTGGCGACTGCCTTTTCCAGATCAAGTGCAGCTTGTATCGTGCGACCGCCTCGAGTGAGAACTCCGCCGCCGTTCATTCCTTGAAAGGTGATCAGAGACCCGACTCCCCAGTCGGGGCATCTTGTCTGATCGACGGTATAGAACTCGACCTCTGTTCCCCAACGGTTGAGTTTGGGGGTGACTCGGTTGAAATTGACGAACTCGAAACGAGAGGGGCGTCCGTCTGTTTTGGACACTTCGGTGACACGCCAGTAGGCGACGTCGTAGAAGAAAAGTGAGTCAAGTGTCCAGGAGATAGTGACTGCTCGAGGTTGCCGATAGTCGGGTTGCTTCAACCAAGTAGGAGTGGGGAGTTCAACGTCGTCAGATTCTCGATATAACTCAAGTTCCAAGGGAGCGAGGACGTTGACGATGAGGTTTCGGCAATTCGCTACGGCGGGGACTGCCATCGCTGCATCGCGCGCGATCGGGACTTGTTGGTAGCCGTAATACCAGTTACCCGTCGAGTTCATTACGGGCGCGTGGTACTCGGAGAGAATGTGAGCGGCTTCTGGCGCTTTTGGGGCAGGTGAAGTCGCGAGACCAAGTGCGCTCAGTATTCCCACACCTACAGAATGGGATTACCTAAGAGCGAACTATCGACTTGGTCGATTTAGTTAAGTCACTCGGCGTTTCGCTAGATTTCGAGGATTTGTGGCGTATTCCTTGGACGAACGGCAAAGTGAACGACCATCGCAAGTGCAACGACAGCATTCACGTCTCCCATACTCGCTCGACGTACCACCCGCCAATTACCATCACCCATCGGTTTCGATGCTGACGCGTTGATTTGGTCGATAAGTTCCTGTTGCCCAGAGTGAACGATCTTCTTGTGAGTCATCGAGGAGAGAAGCTCATCGCACGCTTGTGCGAACCGTCCACCGGATACGTCCTCGACTTGGATTCCACTAGCTGCGAGTTTTGCGGCGATCGCAGAGGTCGCATACCGATCGAATGCCACGACTTGCGCCCGGTATTTTCTTGCCCAGTCAGCAACTTCGGAAGCGATAACGGTGTCCTCAACGTTGTAATCGGCTCGCCAGGATTGCATCATTCCGACACCGATACGACCATCATCGAGGATTTGTGCGCCCACAAGTGCCGCGGTTCTGCGGTGCGGTGCGATGTCGACAGCAAGCCAGGTAGGTTTCCCTGGCTCCAACACTAGATTGACGTCCTGACACGCCTCCCACGCCCCGTCAGGCCATGGTGACTCCGTACTCACGATCCACATGCAAAGCATCTCTGTCTTGACGGCATCGGGATCATCGGTAGCGACGTGATTCGCGAGAACGGACTCGTCAATCAGATACCCCAAGGATGGATTCGCTTGCTGCCACGCTTTCTTGTCCGTCACCCTCCGTTTAGGTTCCGCTGACCATTCGTACCATCCGAAAGAATCACTTTGAGAGTTCAACGCCCTCGAGCGAAGATTTTGTAACACCGTCGAAGTTGCATCTCCCGCATTCGACACCGTCAACGTCTGAGCGTTCGGGCGAGCATTCGTCGTATAGGTCGCAGCAGACCAGGCTTCCTCAGAGATCTCACGCAGCTCATCAACGAAGAGAAGGTCAGCAGTCAATCCACGGGAACCATCCCGGGTCGCTGCGGTGATCCGATACTGCGCCCCATTCTTGAGAACGATCTCCTCTTGACCATTCGCCCATCGACCCACCTCGCCACGGTTGAGGACGGTGAGATCTTTCAGCCATTCGTGCTGGGAAATAATCCGGGCAACTTGCTTGAAGGTCTCCCGAGCCATCTGCCGGTTCGAGGACATGGCGACGATGTTCATCTCGTCGAAAAGAAACAAACCGGCAAGGATTCTCATGGCAGCGAAGTGGGTTTTCCCGTTCTGCCGGGCAATCAACACTCCCGCCAATTTCCTACGCCACATCCCTTCATCGTCAATCGCACACAAGTCAAGCATCGCCCATTGTTGCCAGGGAAGTAACGGTTGCCCGATCCTCTCAGCGAACTCAATCACCTCAAGCCCCCGAGACGAACCCTCCA